AATCCATTGACCGGTACCATACCCGGAAACTTGATACGGACATCCTTTAATACTTTGTAAACTTCGCGTTTCATCTTAGACTCCGATAATGTCGGGCGGAATTGCACCGTCTCTGCCATTATAGCACACTATCTGAAAGGTGTGGTGAAATTTCATTCAAAACCGCAAACTCACCGTGATATAATATGGCGGCTTGGTTGTAAGCTCTAGCCGCCTCGTGCTTGCATGTGAAATACCCCAGATGAATCAAGCGACGTTTTACTCGAATCTTTCCAACCCACTTACCACCACGCTTATACCAACTGACCCCGATATAACCAGAAGTATTGTTTTTGAGTTTATCTTTATTGGCACCACTCTGATACCGGTCGGCCACTCTTAGATTGTCTCTGGTATTGTTTAATGTTTGCATGGGTTTGATGTGATCCGAGTGTAGTCCGGTGAGATCGAATCCCATACGTTCGAGAACGACTCTGTGCATTAGTATTGTTTTCCACTTACCGCCCGTATTTTCTAACCTTGTGGCGACGTACTTTCTCACACCATCCGAACGCTTACTGGCACACCACTTCCACTGCATGAGGTAGTCGTAGTCTTCGTCGCTAACGGTAGCGAACTGTCCTTGGGTTAATGGGATTTGTTTGGTCATTTACATCACTATGAGTTGATACCTGCATTATAGCACAAAAGAGGCTGCCCGTGTTGGACAGCCTCTTTTCGGTTACTATCTAATCGTAGTGAGGGGTTTCAGCTTTCGCTGCGAACCTACTGGAGATTCTTCACACGAACGCGGCGGTAGTATTTGTTTGTACCGGCATATATTCTTCCGCCCCCACGGTCGTAGCCTTCTGCAAACGGGTTTGCAACAAACCCGTATCTCGTTTTGAAAGCAATACTCGGTTGGAAGGTTTCTGGGTCGATTGCGCGAAGTTGTTGCAACCCAACGTAAGGACAGTAGAACAGGCCAGCGTCGGTAAAGTTGGAGCCCTTGTAGCCAACAACGAAGTATTGGACAGCAGAGACGTTAGCAGAGTAGGGGTCAATGTAGACCTTGAACTTGCCAATATTACCAGCGTAGGTATCAGCGGTATCATCAACGTTCAGGTTGGCGTTCAGTTGAGGATTGTAGTCCAGAATACCAGCCATGGTCAGAGCGGAAGCAACGTCGGCTGAGGTCAGCACGATGTTCCCTTTGCCCCGACGAGTTTGTTGAGCGATGGCGTTGGCTTCAAATTCAATCTGCATCATCAGCCCTTTGTATTGCTCAACGGACCAACGACCATTGCTATCGACATCGAGGTCGAACACGCCAGCGTTAGCTGTACGGACTTGAGCACCAGGAACGGCGGTATGATAGATAACGCGAACGATTTCACGGTTGATTTCAGCCAGAATTTCGGTGGCAAGAATATTGCTCAATTCTGCTTCTGCATCCAGACCATGAATAGCGCGAAGGTCTTGTGCGAGTTCTAAGCTGTAACGAGCTTTCAGACCACGGCCTTTAGCGGCAACGGTCACTTTCTCGATGCTGAAGCCCATTTCGCGGAAGACGTTAGACCCACCAACGGTACCAAGGGTTTCTTGGTTGGAAGTGGTCAAGCCTTGGCCAGTCAGACCGGAAGTCGTGTTAGCAGCGTAAGCGGTCGAGGAGCCAAGAACGGGGTCAAAGTCACCAGGAGTTTGGCCACCACCAGTAGCATCGTTAATCAGACCGGGGTTCTGCTCAGAGGGATAACCAGCTCCAGTGTACCCACCGTTACCAGCACCACTACCACCCGTACCAGAGAAGCTACCATCAGCTTCATTGAAGAAAGCTTCAGGGCCGTTACGGTCGAGGTCGCCATCAATATACAGAGCGCGTTGTGCAAACACCAAGCCGGTAGGACCGGTCATGGGCTGAACGCCACAAAGATCGTAGGCGATCAGGTTGGGCATTGCACGACGAACGAGAGAAATAATAACGGGGTCAAAACCTGCAACACCACCATCAGCAGCAGCACCGCCAGTATAACCACCATTACCAACTTGGTTATATCCAGCTTCATTCAACATTCCTAAGCCACCTTGCTCACGGAGAGCATTCTCTTGGTTCTCCAACAGAATAGCGGTACATGACCGACGGTAGGCATCTTTAATCGCGGGCAGTTGGCCGTGATCCAACACGGGTGCCCACTTCTCTAACAAAACACGTGTATCAGACATTTGATATCTCTCCATTACTGTATGTATTTATGGTTCAAAATTGAGCACCGATTACGAGCTTAAAGCCCGAATGTAAATTTCCATCGCGTCGGTATATACCGGTTTGGCGGGAGCGGCGTTAATGGATTCCACTAACATGTCACTGCGGTCTGGACTTTCGTTAAGGAACCGATCTTTTACGATCTCAAGCTGTTGGCCAAAGACTTCATCGTCATTGTACTGAAGACTTTCTGCCAGCATTTGAAGTTTGTCTTTCTGGACTTCGGTAAGACCACGAGCTGCTTCACTAAGCACATTACCCCGACGGGCGGTCAGCAACTCTTCAGACAATTCAATATTTGCGCTGATTTGATCATTCAGGCGATCTTCCATTTCGTTCAGTTTTTCACACATCGTCTCGAAAACGTCAACACGCTCTTCGGGAACGGAGATGTAATGCTCGGTGAACAAATTGGACAAGCCTTGCATGAAGGATTCAAGCAATTCTGTACGGACCCCATTAGAGACGGCCAGTTGGTTTTCATTGAGCCACTGCGCCGAAGTGTAGGTCATGAAAGCCTCTACTTCTTCGGAGATACATTCGACGGCTTCAACGAGTTTGTTTTCATACTCTTCCTCAAGCCGTTCCACTTCGAGTTGAACTCGCTGTGCGAGAGCTGCTTCAAAGATGGTTTTAGCTTCGAGTTTGAATTCTGCACTCAAACTTTCGTCAGATTCGAGCAATTCATCCATTTCGTCGGAAGCTGCCTGATCGATCTCCTCTTTGGTGAGGTGGAGCATCTTGGCGATCTTGGGATCTAAATGGGCCATAGGTTGTTGCGCCGCACCGGAACCACCAGGGGGTGTATTCTTCTTAGTACCGCTACAATCCAAATCCATATCGAGAGGGTTCTCAGGGGTAGGACCACCAACAACGTGAATGCTGTCATCGACATTACCTTTCCGCAGTTTGGCCATAGGCTCTGCGGGTTTGGCGTCTTTGGTGACTACATTCTTAACTTGCTTGGTGTCTGCCGGACCCAAATCTTTCTTAGTATGCACGGGTAAAATCTCCTGAAATTCGTTATCTGTATGTATTTAGAACGCAAAATTTAGTCAAAACTTAAAAACCGAGCGAATTCAATACGTCGCTGGAGGTTCAAGTTCCGCTGTCTAACTGATTCGTCAATTCTGCGACGAACCGCATCAACTTCCGACTCAACCAAACGACCAGAATCCATAATCCAGGTGCGGCCTTCCATAATCCCTTGAACGTATGCTTCCGGTGCTGACGGATCTGTTACGATGTCGGCGGCAGTGATCAGCATATAATCTTCATTGACATAGCTCGCACCATTACGCTCGGAGAGTGTGCCCATTCCGCGACTAGAAACTCCAAGTTGAACGCCTTCCTTCATTAGGGAAGATGCGATGCGGCCCATTGGGGTGTCTAGAATTTTGGCTTTACCGTGCCAATTGCTACCTTCTTTAACAAGTTTGGTAATCTTGTGAGAAATCCGGTCTGGGTTAATGGTCGGACCCTGTGGATGTCCTAGCTCACCTATAGCTCGATTGTTTTCTACCTTTTCTTTCAGGTAGGCATTTACAACGCGATCTAATACGTTAGATTCATAGATCCGTCCATTTCGGTTCTTAACGTCAGCCTGTAGGAAGATCCCTTCGATGAAGTGTGATAACTTACCATCGTCGGTCGCTTCGGTCAAAAATACGGGTCTTTCGATTTCCTCAACAATCAAAAAATATGGGTTCGACATATTATTCATCCTCCTCCGTTGGTTCTTCTGTTTCATCATATTGAACGCCGAAGAAAGTAGCCGCAACCGCTGGCCGATACTCTTCGATACGATCTCCAATCATACCGAGCATCACGTCATCCAATATTTCAGTTGCTTCCGCTGCCTCACCCTGCATGATCCGCAAGATCATGTCCTGTACTGCTTCGCTTGCCATGATAAAATAACTCCTTATCTCTTTGATTATTTATTGCGGAAAAATGAACGACCTATTTGGCTTTCTTCTCTGGTGCCTTGGCTTTCGCCGGTTGCTTCGCCTTGGGTGGGGGTGACTCTATGGGAGGCGCTGGAGGCGGCCCCTGGTCTGGCGGCGGCATTCCGCCATCTGGCGGTGCCATTTCACCACCTGGAGGCATCATTGCGTTGGGGTCTGGGATGATTCCCACCTGTCTCTCGTATTGGATTTGGTTATCCATTTCATTGATTTCCTCATCCGTAAACTTGAGAATCTTATGACGTATGTGGTACACCGAATAATATTTACCGACGAATGGTTCCATCGCTGCGGCCAAGTCAAACCGTTCACGGGCTAATTCTAGGTTCTTGAGGTCATAGAAGTGGTTGTCATAGATGAAGTCATACTGGATATGCTCTTTCATCTCGTCGAACTCTTTAGGGGAACACACCCCCTTCAGAATCAATTGAGTCCTTAGAACGTCAGTGAATAATGTTGAGAAGCGTTTCCGCATTCTACCCACGAACTTGGTAAACTTGAGTTCATCCCGAAGGATGTCATTACTCCTACCGAGCTGGAAGCCATCACCACCGCCATCCTGACGTGACGGGGGAATGTTCAGAGACTTCATTAATTTATCTCTGAAGAACTTAAGTTCTTCTAAATCACCCAAAGAACCACCACCGGCAATAGTATCGATCTCCGTACCACGACCACCCTCAAAACGAGGCAGCCAGTAGTCTTCCAACATCGACATAAACTTGCGGTCGTCCTGAACCTCACCGGTTGATTGGTTGTATGAGATTTTGGTCTTATGGCGATTCATCACCTCGCGCATGTATGGCTCTACCTTATGCCGTGGCATATTTGCTACGTCGATGTAGAATGCCTTACGTTCGGGTGCCCGCGCAACACGATAGATGACAACGCTGTCTTCCAGCATTCTCAGTTGGTTCAGTGCCTTGATTGCCTTATTCAGGTAGGATAAGACCGTACCGGTATTGCCGTCGATCAGCCCAGAAGTGACATAGGCGACGGAATCTCGTGCCATTTTAACGGTCACGGACGAGCGGTTATTGGGGTTACTCATGGGAACGGAACCCTGACCACCGGTCGGATTGAGATATTGTCCGAACCCAGAGCGACTATAGATGAAATATTCCTGGACATCTTTGTCGTACATCGAGGCCAATTTACCAAAAGCAGCCGAGTCCTGACTAGAAAAGGTGTCCGTTGTTGCGGCTTTATTCTCACTCTTCTCTGGTTTCAGAACTTCCCGTACTGGTTTGATTGACATTGCGTCGATGTTACGAAGCTCTAGAATACCCAATTCTGGATGTTCTAGATCGATGATCTTGTGATAATAGATCCTACCGTCGATATACCATTTACGGAATATCTCATGGCAGCGTTCGTTGAAGTTGAAAAGACGAAGGATGTAGTTGAATTCGTCTCGAATGATCTGCTTAACTCGTTCGCTATGACCGAGGTTGGTGAGGTCCAGACGGACTGGGGTGTCATTCGAGTCGGACACGATAGCTTCGTTGATGATGTCGTCGATTGCTTGGTCGATCTCTGGATGCATAGCCATGGAACGATAGCGCCGAATCAACTCGAATTCGACTCTGGCGTTCTTATCAAGCTCAACAGCATATCCAAAATACCCACCAGACTGCACAGCGGTAACACCGTCGTCTACGTTGATAGGGACCGGTGAGTATTTCCTTAATTTCTGATCTTCTACATCCGGTTTTATTGAATAGCCGAATAGCTTCTTGTTGTTACTCATGATGGGTATCCATACCTTTCTTTCTACTATTTACGCCGAATAAAAAGCCCCCGTTGCCGGGGGCTCACAGGAGTAAACCAAAGTTGAATACTGTTAGCTCGAAATGGTCCGGGTGTTCGTGGTGAAGCCGATTCCACTGTAAGCGGGGTCTGCACCCTGGTTTGCGTTCCAGTATTGAACCGCGAAGTTCACAGAGAAATCTTCAATCGTATCGAACTCACCGAAGGACAGAGGAATCTCTTCCACATCGGTCGGCCAAAGACCGTCAATTTCGTAAACACGAGTGACATCATTGTTCCGGTCCAACTGACTGATAATTGCGCGGCTGAAATATCCGCTATACTCAGATTCACCGGCAATGTGCGCGTGGTTGGAAATAATTTCAGACCACTTTTCAAAACCACGACGAATCTTGAAGTCGCGGTCGTTGATGACCTGACACTTCCAGTCGTCAAACTTACGGTCGCCAGACACTTTCAGCACCCGACCCCGGAAGGGAACGGAAATCACCCCAACGCGGGAAGGGGGTAAGCTGGTGGCTTTAATCAGGTAGACGCCGAGTTCAGCTAATTCAGAGACAGACTCAACAGCAGCCTGGGGAAATAACATTTGAACTTTGAATAAGGTAGGCCGTACACCACCACCAGCCAGCCGTGCCTTAAAGTCATTAATCGAAGCGGGATTGGACATTTTCGTAATTCTCCTATTTTACAGTAATGGTTATATCAAGCGCCGAAATAAATCAGCGCTTGATTATTTGCTTCTTATTGACCACGGAAGAGGGCTGTGGACTCAGCGAAGCTAACCCCAGAGCGGGTTGCCACAAAGTTCAGCGTAACGTAGTTGATGGAGCGGCTGGGCTTAACGTAGATGTCAGCGATAAACTCTTGCCGATCTTCAACTTCGGGGGTATTGTTCGTGGTATCACAAACGACCAGATAGTCGGTAATCCCTTGCTTGGCTTTCACTTCACGCAGGAAGGGGTCAACCAAGTTACGGAATAACGCACGGTTAGTATCGTTATTGAACTGGAACATCATCTCAGCGGCAGGACCAGAAATCGTAGCTTCGAGAATCAGGAACAGTGCCCGAACGTTGATACGGTCGAACGCCGAAACTTCACCCAGAGCGGTACGGTCGCCAGCCAAGTAGGTTCCCTGACCACCAACGGAAATCACGGGGTTAACGCGCTTGACGTACAGTTGGTCACGTTGTGATTTCTTGGGATTGTAAGCAAGCCTTTCGACGTTGCGAATCTGTCCACGGGAAACACCAGCGGGAGAGTACCAAGCTTCAGCAACTCTAGCCGTATAGACCATCAAACCTGCGATATCAGGGTTAAGGGGAACATAACGATATACGTCAGCAAACCGGTCATACATTTGCTTGTAACCACTATCGAGCACAGCATAGCTGGTGCTGGTGATGCGATTGGCAAATGCGATGATGTTGTCGGTAATCGTGGTCGTATTCGTAATATCCAACACGGAAATACGAGGAGGACTGACGAAAGCAATACAGTCTGCACGTGAAATTGCAATACTGATGATATAGTTCGCTTTAGTCACGGTGTCATCGACGCTAGAACGACCCGGACCCATAAGCAGGTAATTGATCTTGTAGTTTTCGGGATGGTCGAATTTGTCATAACCAGCTTCTTCTTCACCAAGCGTCGAAGTCAGTCCATCAACACCACCAGCCAGCGTTGCGGCGGTAGAGGTGAGGTACTTAAATGCAGCCGTGTAGGTGGTTGAACCGAGAACAGTCTTGCTGTTATTCAACGTACCAGCCGAAATAACGGAAACCGTGGAAGTAGCATAGATGTAGTTACTGCGATTGGTCAGAGCATCTACGAAGTAAATTACATCACCCTGTGCGTTTGTTGCACCTTTGGCTTTAGAAAGACCAACGTAGGTTTCAAGCACAGAATAACGCTGACCGGTAATACCACCGGTAGCATCATAGACCACCAAGTTCATTGCATCCAGCGACCCACCGAAACCAGCGACAAATGCCGAGGTAGTAGGACGAGGGGCAATGCGGGACCACAACACGGTACCAAATGCGATTTGTTGGTCGTACCAATCTTGAACCGCAGTAATAACCGGGTCGGTAGCACCATCTTCAATTGTATCGTTGACAACCGGAGTGGTACCGGTCAGTTTGATATACCCAATTTGCTTGTTGACGGTATCGATTGAATAGCAAATACCAGTACCCGTACTCAGAGTAACGGTTGCGCCAACGGTCGGAGGTGTATCGAGCGCGGTGTCATAGGTCAGGAGGTAGTCGGCACCAGAGTCAATAACTGCAACGCCAAGGCTATTACCCCAGGTACCAGCAGTACGAGCCAGGAAACCGGTGCTGTATCCAGACACATCGGCCAGATAATCATCGGTGTTTGCACAGAAAACGGCAGTACCTTCGGCTGCGTTACGCATAGAAGCTTCTGCACCAACACGGACGACGTAACAAACGCCACCGTACTCCAGGAAATTTGAAACGGACCACCAATACTCTGCATTAGAGTCGGTCGGTAAGCCGAAAATCGAAACTAATTCTGCCTCAGTGTTGACCAGTACGGGTGTACGCATCGGGCCTTTCGCGAACGGACCAGCAAACGCACCAACATTACTGGTGATTGCGTCCTGGCCAGGACGAGTTAGGTCGATTTCATTGATCACCACTCCAGGGCTTGCTGTTTTAATGAATGCCATAGTGGGCTTTAACTCCTATATGTTGATTAGTCACTATCTTTATTTAGAGAATCCATTTCTACCAGGAATCCCATTCACCGTAACCAGAGAATTGACCACAGGCCAGTTCTCTTAGTTCATCTGTGGACAATGCGGTCGCACGTGGGGTGAGCGCCCAGTCACTTGCGGTAGGGGTCCATACGAGTGACTCGTCCTTCTCCTCATCGTCATCCTCCAGCTCACTAGCAGTGAAGAATTTGAACGGAAGCATGTCTTCTTCAATCTGCTGTGCATGATCTTCATGTATCTTCTTCCTCATGTCCAATTCCATGAGGTCTTTCATATATGGCTGAGTTATCGCCCAGGCATATATCACAAGACACATAGCAAGATCATCGTTGTAACCGGTGTCTGCCTTGTAGGTTCCGTTCTTCTCGATAAACACCGTCATCTCTTCGAGAATATCACCATCACAGAACCACAATTTATGATCTTCTATAACGGTTTTGAGGTTGGCACATCCAATCTTTTTAGCCGTATTACTCATCTTCACACCCATCTGTCCATTTCGACCAGAGAAGCCACCGGCCAAGACCTGACCAGAACGACCTTTCACCGCAGTCATAAGGACTTGTGGGTATTCTAGCTCTAGATATAGAATGTTCGCTACCTGCTCACCAATATCATTTACCTCCACCAACACCCATGCGTCATTGTATTTAGTGGCAACCTGTTTGATTACTTCTGGGAACATGAGTGCGGATATGTCATTATTCTTGTACTTGGCAACGACTTTATGTGGATATTCTGTCAAATCGAACACCACAAAGGCAGAATAATCATTTCCACTTCCACGTGCGACATCGACTGTAATGAAATATTCATGTCCGGCTATCGGCTCCTCATGGACGCAAAGACCAGCATTAGATACTTTAGGATCGAGGTATGGGATGGTGCTTAGGCACTGCCCGGATATCAGGGTATTGGTACTGCCCAGGAACGAACATTCAAACTCAACCGCAAAGTGTTCTGCTGATGTGTTACGGATTGTAGTTTCCTTCCACTTCTCGTCTCTACCGGGCCTTTCGGACCAATGAACCTTGACTGCAACGTAGTCATTTCGCCCACCCTCGGCATCGATCCACCTCTTATAGAAATGGTTCATACCTTTTGGTGTCGAAGTGATGATGACCTTGGTATTCATACCGGACGAGATCGTCGGATACACAGACGCAAAGAAGTCCGCTGCTAGGTTGTTCTCGACGTGAGCAAACTCGTCAAGTACGATTACGTTGAAACTATCCCCACGCACTGCCGACGATGACGTAGCAGACGCGAGTACAGTCGAACCATTCTCCAATTCGAGACTACCCTTATTCCAAGCCAAGACGCCAATTTGCAACCACTCAGGAAGATTCTCATAGGCCAACTGTAAACGACCCAACAGCACATTGGCGGTTGGTCCCTTGTTTGCCAATAAAGCCACCCTGACGTTTTCATTGAAAATGATATAGTGGAGAAGAAATGCGATGGTCGATGTACTCTTACCATACTGACGTGGCATCATCGAGATAACGAATCGTTCCTTTTGGATCGTCCGAACCAAGTTCTTCTGATACTCAAACATTCTAAGGGGCTGAACCCCGTTATCCAATGTAACGATTTTAATGTACTTGGCTGCGAAGTAGATGATGTCACGTTTACACCGCATCAATTCCTTGATGTGCCACTCCTCGAAAGGAAAATCGACATTCCTACCCTTCAGTAGTGGGTTGTTTTTGTAGTATGCGGTACGTGGTGCCATGGTATAGACCTGTAGTTTCTGAGTATTTATTTCACAACAATCATGGACCTATTAGGGGTCTGGTTCGATGACAGGTTGTAAAGTATCAGCGTTGCGTTGGGATAGAACTTCCTGAGCATATCCTCCATGGCCTTTCTGGTCGGTCGCCCAGGCCCAGGCATGAAGAACTGAAGTTTCATCAACTTACCCCAAACCCGGAAACTGACATCGTAGCAATATCCATTACTGACCAACTGTGCCTCGTCCAGCGTCATGAGTTCGTAATCTGGACAGTCCACAGCGAATGGGGGTGCGATTGAGTCCGACTCTCGAATCATTTGACGAGTCTTCCCAATCAATCCTTCAACAACTGACCGCTTATTTTCAACACCCTTCAACATGACATAGTAGTCGGGCCTTTCCGCCAAGTGCTGAAGCGCAATGGTGCGGGCGATGTCCTTGTCGTTGGTATGTTCGGCTTCGACTTTAATACCGGCCTGTAGTTGGGCTTCGATATACTCGTCGGATACACCGTGCTTTTGCGCGATGCTTTCCGGGGAATGCTTGGCTTTCATTCCCTCGTCATACTTACCGTCTGGTAGTTTTTCTTCCAGAAGCGATATCATCAACTCATTGAATTTCATATTAGTACCCTATAGGTCTTCGGGGTATTTACATGAAAAAAGAGGCCGGATGGCCTCTCTTTTTAATTAGTAGTTGTTCGCTCTTTTAGCTTTCAGGCGAGCCTCGATGTTCGCTCTATGTTCAGCATCACGCTTCCGTGTCCCTTCCGTATATGGACGTTCGGGTGCTTGGCGAGAATTGAAACCCTTAAGATCCTTCAGACGAACTGATTTACCCTTCGGAGCCTCTTCCTTGGCTTTAGGCTGAGTGTCAGGCTGATCGTCCCGATATTGCCGCAGGAAGTCACGTTCTTTCTTGGGTGTCTTGGAGAGACGAAGTTTACTGCGTTCGGCTTCCAGACGGTCAGCGATCTTCTGTCTATGTTCAGCATCACGCTTCCGTGTCCCTTCCGTATATGGACGTTCCGGTCCCTCTCCAGAAGTATAGGCAATGATGCTTTCGTCAACAGAACGAGAAGACCCAGGTGAACCACCCCATTTCTGGCGGTTCCTCATCCGTTGAGCAGCCTCGTAACGTTTCTGGGCGGCCTCTTCGCTGTCGGTCCAGCGAGGTTCTTCGGTTCTACCACGCGAAGCATTATCGTATGTGGTCTTCCGGGCTTCTTCCTTGCGTTCGTTATTGGCCTCTGTGCGTCCCTCTGTGCTCTGTCTGCTTGAAGCCTCACGTTCCCTAGCCTCACGTGCTTCCTTGGCCTTCCTGACGCGCTCGGCTGCCTCTGCTGCCGCTCTAGTCTCGGAGTCGTTCTGGGAACTCTTCTGACGCTTCTCATACTCAGCCTTCCAATGCTCGTATTCGGCGTCTTTGGGTTCTTCCTTCTTAGGCTCCTCTTTAGGTTCTTCTTTCTTCTTGCTATCCTCAGCCCACTGATCGCGAGTGTGATCCTGCCAAGACTTATGAGTTTCTTGCTTAGGTTCTTCTTGCTTGTTACCAGCAGCCTCCTGCCTGCGAGCATCCCTTGCCTGCCACCTACGCTTCCGATACTCATCTGAAGTTTCTTGCTTAGGCTCTTCTTGCTTAGGCTCTTCCTGTTTGGTTTCTTTCCAACCATAACGCTCACGACGACGTTGTTTTGCTTCCTCATCCTTCTGGGCTTGCGTTTGTTCCCGCCAAGCGTTAGCGTCATCTTCCTTACTCTTCTGCTGCTGTGCTTTCTTTGCATCTGCTGCCTGTTTCTTGCGATATGCTTCTTTATATCGCTCGTCTTCGGCATCGTGCTGTGCATTTCTGGCGTGATAGTCTCTCGCACGTTGCTCTTTCTCTTCACGACGACGCTTCTCTTCGCCAGTCTCCTTTCTACGAGCGTCCCTCGCTTCCCATCTCTTCTTCCTGTAATCGGCAGAATCCTGGTCCTCGGCTGATTTCGTGGCCGAGTCCCAGTCCACACCACCCCATCCGGCTGAAGCTCCACGTTCGTTTTCAGCCTTCTCTTTGGCGGCCTTGTACTTAGCATCATGTGCTTCATAGTCGGTGTATTTCTCACCAGTAGAATCAAGTTTGGCT